GGAGATTTTGGTCTTATTTTTGGTAATCCTGGAGGTGGTAAATCGTGGTCTCTTGTAGCTTTAGGAGGTTATGCAGTTAGATTAGGTTATAATGTTATTCATTATACTTTAGAATTAGGTGAAGATTATGTTGGAAAACGATATGACGCTTTTTTTACTAAGATACCAGTTAATAAAACAGACCAATTAAAAGAAAGAGCGGAAGAAGTTGTAAAAGAACTACCAGGCCAATTAATTATTAAAGAATTTCCAACAGGTCGTGCAACAATGTCTACAATTGAATCCCATATTAATAAAGTAGAAAATATGGGAATTAAAGCTGATTTAGTAATCATTGATTATGTAGATCTTCTTTCATCAAGAAAGAAAAATCGTGAACGTAAAGACGAAATTGATGATATTTATAGCAGCACAAAAGGATTAGCTAGAGAATTAGATATTCCTATATGGTCTGTTTCACAAGTAAATCGTGCAGGTGCAAAAGATGAGATCATTGAAGGTGATAAAGCAGCTGGATCTTATGATAAATTGATGATTACTGATTTCTCAATGTCTTTATCTAGAAAAAAAGAAGATAAAGTAAAAGGAACAGGTAGATTTCATATTATGAAAAACAGATACGGCATGGATGGTCTTACTTTTGGAGTAAAAGCAGATACTGCAACTGGTCATTTTGAGGTACATAATTATAACACAGACTTTGATGAGGAAGAAACATTAACTCCAAATACTCAATCTAATAAGTTTGATACTGATGTAGATCAATATGATAAAGCGTTATTAAGAACTAAATTTTTTGAATTAAAAGACAATTAAAACAAATTACATGGCAAAGAAATCATTATTACAAGAAAGGGTCGTATATAAACCCTTTGAATACCCAGAAGCATTTGATTTTTATCTAAAACAACAACAAGCCCATTGGTTATGGACAGAAGTACCAATGATGGCTGATGTTAATGATTGGAAACAAAATCTTAACGACACAGAAAAAAATATTATAGGTTCAATATTAAAAGGATTTGCTCAAACAGAAACAGTAGTAAATGATTATTGGTCTACTTTAGTTACTAAATGGTTTAGAAAACCTGAAGTTATTGCAATGGCAGTAACTTTTGGGTGTTTTGAAACTATTCATGCTGAAGCTTATTCTTTATTAAATGAAGAATTAGGATTAGATGATTTTGCTGAGTTTTTAGAAGATGAAACTACAATGGCTAAAATAGAAAATTTAATGAACGTTAGAGATGATCATGATGGTAATCCTAATTGGCATGAAAGAGCTAAATCATTGGCTATATTTTCAGCATTTACTGAAGGTGTAAATTTATTTTCTTCATTTGCTGTTTTATTATCATTTAAACTTAGAAATTTACTTAAAGGTGTAGGTCAAATAGTAGAATGGAGTATTAGAGATGAATCTTTACATTCAAATGCTGGATGTTGGTTATTTAGAACTTTATTAAAAGAACACCCAGAATTAGACACACCTGAATTAAAAGCTCAAGTTGAGGAAGCAGCTTTATTATCTTTAAAACTTGAGTTAGACTTTATAGATAAAGTATATGAAATGGGAGATTTAGAAGGATGTTCTAAATATGATTTAGTTTCTTTTATCAAACATAGAGTTAACACTAAAATGGGAGATTTAGGATATAAACCCATTGTAAACGGAATTGACAAAGAAGCAGTACAAAGAATGAGCTGGTTTGATAACCTATCAGCCGGTAAACAACATACTGACTTTTTTGCTAATAGAGTAACTAATTACTCGAAAGGAGCTCAAAATTGGGATCCTTCAGATTTATTTTAAATTATTAATTAACTAAACCAAAAAAAAATGAAAAAATCAATTTTAGTATTATTATTTTCTTTTCTTCTTATTGCTTGTGGCGATAATAAAGAAGCTAAAGAAAAAGTAGGATCTGATCCAGTAACTGTACAACTTACAGTTATAAACAAAACTGGAAAAGATATGAAAACGAATGCTACTTGGGGTGTAGATGCAAAAGATGTATGGCACACTATAGCAAACGGAGATACCTACGTAATGAAATCAAATACTCATTCCCCATCAGGAACTGTATTTACACTTTATCCTCAAGCACCTGATAATAAAGCAGGTACAGCAGCTTGTGACCCAGCAAATGGAACAGCACAACAAACTTATGGATATTGGAA